GGCCTAAAGTAGTAGTTTTTTACTATTATATATATAATATAGGTACGTAGAACTCTAGTTATTATATTATTATATAGTGTTTCTTATACATTCTAAATACAAGTATAATATTAAAAGTGTTATATAGAGGTTCTTTTCTTTATGCCTGGAGAGATAAAATGATTTGTGAAAAGTGTAACAAGAAGCTTGTGTACCTGAAAGACGTTGTAGATGACCCTTTCATGTATTGTCCCGTATGCCTTCAGGTATGGGCAGAAATGAAAAAAGAGAAGAAAGGATTATGGTACCAATATGGGTAGAAAGAGACGCGGAGTTATTCCCGTATCAATCAGTATGGACCGCAAACTTTCTGATTTGATAGATAGATACCTGGAGAAGAATAACGGCACAAGGTCGCACGTTGTAAATATGGCGCTAACTGCCTACGAACCTTTAGCAGCTTTCGATATTTACCGTGATTATTGGGAATGTGATAATCCAAAATGCCGTAAAATGAACCTCCCCAAAGCTGAAAAGTGTATAGAATGCGGTATGATCGCACTGTGGGTTATCCAAAGAGAGCACCTCCGCTTATTGCATTAACATTTAAATAGGCAATTACCCTCGAAAGGGCATGGTTAGACGTCGAGGCAGAGCAAGAAGGAAACCTTCTCGCCAATTTGGAATTAACGTAATTGAAACTGGGGCTGCTTTAGCTCTTTTAACACAGACTAATGCAGGTTCAGCCGCAAAGTCTTTCCTAGCTGGTAATCTTAATGATGGATTAACAACTTTATCCAGTGCAGCACTAAAAAATAAACAACCAATCATGAAAGTTTTGATAGGGGCATTTTTGGCTAAGGCTGCAGTACGTTCCTTTTCTCGAGGTTCGCCCGTATTAGCGTCCTTGGGACCCATAAAAGTGAGGGCCTGAAAATATGTCAATAGTAGTAACAAGAACAAGTGCAGCGCTAAGCGCAACCACCAGTTTCCAGAGCATGACCAGCCAGTTCGCAAGTTCAGGCTTAAGTTTGGTAGTACCAACAGGAGTTTCACAAATAAGTTCTATAACAATGGGTGTTAGCACCGTCGGAACTGGTGCAGATCTGTGTTCAGGTTTTAAAATGACCGGTACAGCGCTCCAAGAGGGTGACGCTACGTTCATGGGACCTGCAATCGCACAAGCCGCAAGTGGTGGAACTGGAGTAGCTAACTGTGTTGTTCAGGAAAAGACCGCATTAGGTGTAACTTCTGGAAATACTTTAGATATTCAGATCGCGGTTACAACCGCCGCAACAATCGACGCAAGCTGTACGATTCAATTCGAGTGATTTTGGATGCCCGAGGGCATACCTTATGCTAGTAGTAATGTAATAGCGGGAGTAAGTCCGGATCTTACTTATGTTGGGAGTCAATGTTTTGCATATGCTGGTACATTTGCTTCTTCAACTTCCGAAACCACTATGCTAGAATTTACTACAGGCAATGATATAATTGTAGGAAAGTTTATTCTTAATGGTTCTGTAGACCCAATAGAATCACATTTAGGTGGAGACAATGCGTTTACGATTAAACTTAATGGTTTAATTGTAAGCACCACAAAGATAGATACCACTGGCGGGGATATCGGAATGCCTATGACAAATGTACAACCTATAATTTTTCCACCCTATACTAATGTTGTTCTCTCTACACTAAGCAGGGAGAATTCAGCAACTGAACGACTTTCAGCATACTTTATTGGAAAGATTGTAAAATGACCCTTTCGACGGGGCCGAGTCTTAACTTCTTTGGGGATCGTATGTTTGCCTGGAGTGGTTCAGAATCATTAACCGCAGGTGGCACTACCTTACTGGACTTTATCTCTCCTAATAGGTTTTACACTGTAGTCACAAACGTATCGTTCGATTATAGTGGCTGTTCTGCTGGTGATGTGTTGTCCTGGACCGTACAGGGCAATCAAGAAGCGCTCCACGTTAGCAAATTTATTATCATAGATGCTGGACTCGGGCCCCAATTCCCAAACTTATACTATACTATACCACCCAATACAGGGATGAAAGTCCTGGCTGTAGGTCCTACAGGATCAATGACCGTAGTTCTTGAAGGTAAAGAGGTGCAGTGATGCCAATGAACTATTGTCCTGGTTGCGGTATGAAGTTAGGACCTGCCACGGCTAGGCCCACTGATGTATTTATTTCCGAAATCAAAGAGAGAAGAAAACCAAAGCGTAAACTAAGCGCCTGGAATAAATATATTAAAGCGAATGCCAAGAAGCCACGCTTTCGATTAAGATCGGGTTCACCTAATCTTAAGAAGCTTGCAGTAGCGTTCAGGAAAACCCCTGCAGGCAAGAAGAAGAGGCGCTAATGACAGCACGAGTAGCCTATTACTATAATCCTGTTTCAGGTGATATAAAAAAAGTCTCCAAAGCAGAAAAGAAAGCCTATGATGAGCATTTTAGAGAGGAACGGTGGACACAACTTTTGGATAATGAGACAACCCTACCAACATTGATTACAGCCTTTACAGCGTTGGCGGGGACTGCTTTGGCTGGCTGGATTCTAAGTTTAGTTTATGGATATTTAGAAGAGAAGGGTGGTGATGTTTCAATTAAAGCCAAAGACGCTTGGTCAGGTGCTGTTTATGGTGGCACGCTTACGGCGGATTTATTGACTAAACCATTTACGGGTAAAGGTGACGAAGGTATTGTTTTACCTGGAGACTATCAGCCACCTGCAACCATTACCTATAATGAATTCTGGACTTATGTCCAAAAAAAGTTGGTTGGTGGTTAATGAATTTAGGCGCTATAATTGCATTGTTGAAATTGGCACAGGATGCCGAGATAACTAAACCTGCTTTCAAAAGTATTGTAGTACGTCCGACCTACGTTAATTCATTAGAACGGGCAAAAAAAGGTCTTGGCCTGTAAGTGATTATTTCAGCATTAGAACTTTTGGGTTATCTGATTGCCTGGTCAATATTTTATTTTATGTTTGCTTCGTACGTGGCCAGATTGTCAAAAGATGCGTGGGTTGAGTGGGCGAAATCATCCGAGAGTGATGAGGATCTCTTAATTATCCTTGAACCTATCGTAGATGAGATAGAAGAACGAACTCACGGGATGCTGGAGACTTTCCAATCTTCTTTTTTTGGTTCCCTGGGTGCAGCATCTAAAAAAATGGATGAGTCTACAGGTCAAAGTACAATTAATGCAATAACAAAAGACAACCCTATCATGGGGTTGGTTGCAGAGATGTTAATGAAGAGAAGCGGCTTAGAAGGGCTACTAAAGGGGCAAAACAGCCCAGAAGTAGGGGTAAAACAGCCCCAAAACAGGGTTAAGCTAGGCCTAAAGTAGTAGTTTTTTACTATTATATATATAATATAGGTACGTAGAACTCTAGTTATTATATTATTATATAGTGTTTCTTATACATTCTAAATACAAGTATAATATTAAAAGTGTTATATAGAGGTTC